AAAACACACACGGGCCCTTAGCTCAGCTGGTAGAGCAGGTGACTCTTAATCACAAGGTCAGCGGTTCGATCCCGCTAGGGCCCACCAGAAGAAACAAGGCCTTACGCAATTTCAAGCGTAAGGCCTTTTCTCTTTTTGGCCTCTATGTAGCCCCTATGTAGCCAGCCGGAGGAAATAAAAAAGGCGGGATCTCTCCCGCCTCTCATCCCGGATATGGTTTTGACCACCCTCATCATGAGGGCGGTTCCTGAATTTTTTGAGGGTGATCTTACACAAGGCGGAAACCGCCGGGTTAAGCCGCCGAGGGCCTCCAGAGATTTCGATGCCCCCTATCCACCCTCAACAAACGCCCCCCGCTTCCTCCGAGGGCCGCCCCAGGGATCGAGGCGGCCCCGGCCTGCCTACCTGATCCCGTCCACGATCTCCATCACACGTTTCATCCGCCCTTTTGCCTCCAGGGTCATTTCCAGAAGCCCGTTCTTGTCGATCTCACTCAGGCACTCAGGACCAGCGGCCGCCGCGTCCATGAGGTCAACGAAACACCGCACAAACCACAGTCCCGCCATGAGATCGTTCTCTTCCTCGGTCGTCAGAATCCGTTCCATCGTCTCCCGCGCTTCTTTCTTCTCTTTCATCGTTCGTCCCTCCTTACCGGGGGTCAGACCGGATTATTCCGGCAGTCCCTCCCATGGTTCACAAGGGAACAGGTCATGCAGTCGCCGCCGTTCTGCATGCAGTAGGCCCATCGGTCGGGGTTTGGCCGCATACCATTGAAGCCGTCCCGGTATCCCTGCCCCCGCTGCACCCGTGCCCCGTCCAGGTCGTCGTCCACCAATTCCATCCATCGGTCATGCTCCCCCGGAGTCCCGAAGGCCTCCCCGTGGTAGTGACGACGAAGCCCCCGCGTGTACCCGCTGAAATAGTCGCCGCCGTCCACCCGCTTCATCGTCTCCGCTTGCCTCATGTAGCTTTGGAACCGTGCCTCCTCCATGACGTCCCTCCATAGACGCAAAAAGGCCATGGACGGCCTACGCTCATATCAAGCGCCGGGGCATTGCTGCTACCCGCGTCCATGACCAGATTGATGTCTACGCCACAAACACAAAGACCCATAACGGAGGGCTCCCGGATATGATTTTAGGCGATTCCAGATTACCGAATCCGACCCGCTTGTCAATGAGAAATCGCCTCCAGGGCGTTTTCTGCCGCCAGGACGTGTCAACCATCGCCCCGGGGCCTGATCTCCTCACAGAGCCCCTGCGGGCCGTGTCCTGTAATGGCTTATTTCCCCGGCCCCTCCGGAAACTTGCCCACCAGGGACAGCCTCGGGGGCGGTTTCGACGGCGCAAACCTTCCGGTGCTGGCCTCCTTCGCCCTTTCGGCCTTTTCAGCCTTCTTCCCCTGGCCTATGCCCTTTCGGGCGTGAACGAACGGAGCCGCTGCAATGGCCATGCGGTCGCGGCGGTCGTCGGGGGCCTTCGGATCATTCATGACCTTCAACATGTAGGCCAGGGGCCCCAGGTCCTCACCGGGGGCATCTTTCGAGGGGGATTCGGGGGACGTAGGCTCTATTGACGGCTTCGTCGTGTTCCTGGTCTTCGATCCCTTCGGCCGTCCGGCCCCTGGCCTATATCCGCCGCGCGCCATCTTTGATTTTCCCCTTTGATTTTTTGATTTTTTTTCATAGGCTGAAATTTAATCTCCGCATGGGAACCCGCCCGGTTACGGATCGGGCGGGATTTCCAGAGATTTTAGCCCCCCCCTCCTTTGTTCCTCTGCCGCCGCTTCGCACCTCATCCTCTCCCGGATCTTGTCCTGCCAGGTCTGCCGCTCCACCTTTGCGGCCCGCTGCAGGGCCTTCCGGATCCTCCTCCGCAGGCCCTCCGGATCGTAGCCCAGGTGATCGGCCACAGCCGAAAACCAGACGTTCTCGGGGTCCTCGATCCATTGCCGTGCCGCTTCCTGGTTTCCCCAGCCGTCCCGGATGCTGATAAAGCAGTCCACCAGGACCGCGAACCAAAGACGAACCGCTCCCGATTCGATGCCAGGGCAATCATGCAGGGTCTGGATGTCTTCGGTCTGCATCGTACCCCAGGGGTGAAAAGGCCACCGGACCGCTTCCGCCGCCGACACCATCGAGGGGTTCCACGGCCCGGCTGATCCCCGCCCCCTGGTGACTGCCAGGAGGCTGTTCCGGGGTGCGGATAGGCCCCGGCGTCCAGAGAATTCTTTTGAAAGGGAGGGGCTCCCACGCGCCCCTCCCTCTACGGAGGCGGCAGGGGGATGAACGGCCCCCTGCCTTATATGGCGCCAAAGGGGAAGCGAATGGAAAACCCTTTTGCGCCCGCCGGGTGAATCCGGCCCGGCGTTTACGGATTACCGATCTTCCAGGGCGACACACCAAGACAGGCCGTCGCCATGCTTCGGAGAAATCGCGGTGTTCCACTGCCCCTGGCCGTCCGCGCGAACGATTGCCCGGTAAGAGCTCTCGTCCTTCAGCCACCCGGGGGCGTTGCTCTTATCCAGGGAAACCTCTTTCCGCAGGCCCACGCTATACTGGCTCAGGTCTGCAAGAATGAGATCCCCTTTCGTTCCCAGCGGCGGCACCTTCTCGGTGAAAAGAACCTCTTTTGTGAGAAGGTAAAACTTGCCGTTCTGCTGCGTTACCGCCGGCGCAATGGCCCCGCCTGTCCCGATGGTAATGGTCATGCTCAGCATTTCCGGAATCGTCGTCTGGCTTGCGATCCATACGGCGTTCTTCATGCACTGGGGGGCCAGCCGTGCGAACATCTTCAGTACGTTGGTGTAAAGAATCGTCTTCGTGAGCTGACCGGTTTCTTTCTCGACTGTAATCAACGACGGATCGTTGAGGATCCCGAGAGGCTGCCCCGCTCCGGTACCCTGAATGAAGCTGTAATCCAGGTAAAACCCGATTGTCTTCACCAGCGCCCCGGAAAGCTGTTCCTCGAAGGTCACGCCGTCCGCCACGAGCTCGTTACTGGCCGAGGTGTAGCAGGCGAGCTTTCTTGCCGAGAGGAGGATCCGCCGCAGCTTTGCGAAAGTTTCCGTTGCCGTCCCGCTTTCGGCCAGCCATTCGGCGGTAAGTCCTCCGAAAAGGCTGTTTTTGTGGTCAGACATATCCCAGCCCGGAACCTTCTTGGTCTCGCTCATCATCGGCCAGACCGTGGCCCGGGGCCTCACGATTTCGCCTTCAAGAGACGAATCGAGGAGCCAAGCCGCGAATTCCTCCGGGACGGCAAAGCCGGCGGAAACGGGGTCTCCGATGGTCATGGCCCGCGTTTCCACCATCTTCAACCGCTGATCGGCACGACCGCTGTGAAGGACGGCCAGGAATTCGTTGAAGTCCCGGAATTCCCCGCGATCAAGGCCCGCATTATGCCGGATCCCGAAAAGGGAGCGGAAATCCCTGCCCCTCGGCGGCACCTCCCGGGTGCCAAGACCGCCAGGGTAAAGACCCGGCGATCCCAAATAATCTGTCGGGCCAACCACGGTCAGGGCTCCACATTCTCCTGTTCCGTAAAGTTCCTTCCGGAGCTCTTCTTCTTCCCGCGCGGACTGATCCTCTGCAATCAGGGCCTCGATTTCCGCTTTGATCGCGGACCGCTTTTCCACTTCGGCGGGCGAAAGGAGCCGCCTGTCTTTTTCTGCCTGAAGACGGATGCTCTCCATCTGCTGGAAGAGCTCGTCCATTTTCTTCTGCCGTTCGTTCATTGTCTGTTTCCCTTTCTCATTTTGATTTTTCGTCCGCTGCCGCTTCAAGGGAATCGGGTTTGAACGTCCAGGCGTCGTGCATCAAGGGATGGTGACGCGGTTTATTCTTCCGGGGTTGCATCTTGGGATGAACCCCTTCCTTCTCGCGTATATTTCATTCCAGGTCCGCCCGGTGTCGCCGGGGCGGATCCTGTGGTTCCGAAAATTTTGTAAGCTGTGGATCGAATGCCAACTCGATCTTCCCAAGCGGTCCTTGACGGTTCTTCGCAACGGACAGTTCCACGGGTTCCCCTTCGCGCCGGCTGATGAAGGCGATCACGTCCGCGTCCTGTTCAATGGCTCCGGATTCCCGAAGATCGGCGAGGGTAGGGCGCTTGTCCGTCCGGTTTTCAATTCCCCGGTTCAGTTGTGCACAGGCCAGGACGGGCACACTCAATTCCTTGGCCAGGGCCTTCAGGGATCGGGAAACCTCCGCAACCTCCTGTTCCCGCGTGCCCCATCGTTGAGACGGCCGGACGAGCTGCAGGTAATCCACAACGACCAGGGCAAGGCCGCGTTCCGCCGTAGTCCTTCGCGCCCTGGCCATGAGGCGATCAATCGGCAAGCCGCCCGTGTCGTCAACCGTCAGCGGCAACCTGGCCAGTGTGTCGGCCGCGTGTACGCTCCGGGGCCATTCGGTTTCCCGCATGTAGCCCCGGGACAACCTGTGTCCATCGACCTTTGATTCCGAAGACAGGAGCCGGATGGAAAGCTCCTCCTTCGGCATTTCCAGGGAGTAGAAGACCACACGGCCACCGGCACCCGCTGCGGTCCGTGCGATGTTGAGGGCCAGCGCCGTTTTCCCGGTTCCGGGCCGGCCGGCTACGATATAGAGGAGTCCTGGTTTCAGGCCTCCTGTGAGGGTGTCCGCACCTTTGAGCCCCGTTGAAAGGCCGGGCAGGGTGTCCCCACGTTCCCGGCGTTCCTCGATGTTCCTGAAGGTCTGTTTCATCAGGTCCCGGATCTCAGCGCCGGAAGGGCCGGACCCCGCCGACGTTGCCGTGAGGATCTCTTTCTGTGCAAAGGCGGAAAGGGCGTCCGTCCCGTCGCCGTTCAAATTGTGGGCCTTCTGGATGATTCGCTGTGCCGCCTCGATCACCCCCCGGGTGATGGACTTCTCCCGGACGATCCGGGCGTGAAGCGCCACGTTCGCCGCCGATGGTGAGGAGTCCATCAGTTCGGCCAGGTACGCCGGGCCGCCGATCTTCTCCAAGTCACCCCGGTTCCGCAGCTCTTCGGCCAGCAGCACCAGGTCCGGAGGCTGTCCACGATCCTGCAGGGTGACAACTGCCGTCAGGATCCGCCCGTGCGCCTCCGCGTCAAAATCCCCCGGGGTTACAATGTCCAGGGCGACGGCCAGGGCGTGCCGGTCCAGGAGGACAGCTCCCAGGACGGCCCGCTCGGCTTCAAGGGATCGGATTTCCTGGTCAGGCATGGGCGGCCCCCTGTGATGCACAACGGATGCAGACTGTTCCGTCCATGTCCGAAGGCAGGACAGACCGCCCGCACCCGGGACAGGTGACGGGCCGGGTGGCCTCATGATCGCTGTTCGGTGTTCGCGAAGGTCTCGGCATTTTCGCCCGCAGTTGATCGAATTGTTCCCGAAGTTTTTTTGCGGAAAGGATGTTGTTCTGCCAGAAGGGGTCCGTCTGGCACCACTCAACGACTCGCTGGATTTCTTCAGGGGACCGCTCGTCAATGCGCACCATCTTGTCAATCTCAACGGCCCACTTCTGAAGATCGGGTTTTTTGAAACCGGGAAGCCTGGAGGTGATTTTTTCCAGAAGAAGACTTGCAAGTCGGATCTCGGAAGAGTCCGACGAGAAGGTTTTATTTCTTTTAATTGTTTGTTCCGTTACCGTCTTCGGTCCGTTTTCAGTATCGTCTTCGGTATCGTTCTTTTGATATTTGTCGTAATTTATGATGTAAATAAGACGACTTACACTTGTATTCTTCAGTACCGTTT